TTTCATTTCAACTTCTGTTTTAAAAGGTCCGTGAAATGGATATCGATCTAATGTAATTAGCTTAGGACAAAAACTTTTAACCCACCCTTTGCGGAATTTAATTACATAGTGTCCTGCACAATATTGACTTTTACTTTTTGTACTCTTAGCATAGATAGGTAATCTTTTTCTAATGTCGTATACTGATCCAAACGGCCTTGATCCACACGGAAAATCATAAACTGCATATTCTGTAGTTTCAGATTTTACAGATTTAACAACGTCAAAAAATACAACGCCTAGTTTTTCTTTGACATCTTTTACTGTGCCTATGGCAATTTTATTACCGTTCTTTAAAATAGAATACGAACTGCGTTCTTTGTTCAGGGTACCTACTTTGAGTCCGTCTCTTTCTAATAGCCAACTTTTGTTAGGTATTAAAGGTTTTGCAATAGTTGTCATTTTTGTCTCCCAACATGTATCTGTTTTATTTTTACAAGTGTCTTCAAACTGACACGTTACTAGTATATCTTGCATTAAAAGGCTCCGCATAACTTTGTGCTTGGTCTGTAATTTTTTGCAAATCATAAGTTGCACAAAACTTCATAAGTCTAATGCCAACTTGCGGAACATTCTTTTCTGCGGTAATTGCAGTGTTAATAGTTTCGGTAATGAGATTGCGAATCTCTTCTGGCTGTTCAGTCAAGTCACACAATAGACGATTTCGATTATAATCATCTAGCACTTTATGTTCAATGCCTTCGTGGTCTACCCACTTCTGCAACATGAGATTGTTCCAAGAATAGCCTTTAGAATTACGGTCGGCAAATGCTTCACGAAGCCCTACTTTATTTTTAGTGCCTTTTTCACGCACACCGGGATATGCACTAAAGATATTGTCGCTAGTGTCGCCACGCATACATTTCTCAAACAATAGCCATTCTGGATCAGGTTCAGGTTTTATGAGTCCAGTTTTCTTGTCTTTAACTCGTTTGCCCTTTTCATCAAAGTACCCCTCGTGAGTAGTAGTTACTTGACTGACACCATTATATTGTTTCACATTGGGTGCAACTAATTGTGCAAAATCGCCATCTGTCGAAATGATAATATGCTGATCTTCGGGATGTGCTTGAATGAATCCTGCAATAAGATCATCTGCTTCTAATCGTGGATTTTGCAACACAGTACAGTTAGTCTTGTTAGTCACAAAGTCTTTAAACTGATCAAACGTTTCCCAAAATACGCGGTCTTCCTCGGCTTCTCGAGGACTCTGTGCCGCACGAGCTTCTGTACGTTGACGCTTGTAAGGAGCATAAAAGTCCTTACGCCAGCTACGCCCCTCGAGGTGAAAGATAACATGGTCACCTTTAAAATCACGCCACGCCTTGCGTACACTGCTGAGAATAGTATGCAGACTCATGCCCACTTTGTCTTCAAGACCGCCACGTACTACATGTCGAGCTCGGAAGAATGTATTTGCAGTATCAACGTGAATAAATGTCTGTGCCATTAACTAACCTCAACTTTCCCATTACCTAAATTGTTTACATTTACAAAGCCACTGCCTCTACGTTCCATATCTACACCTTCTTCGGCACCTACGCCTCTGCAAAGTTCTTGGAACCATTTATCTACAATGGCCTCATCTGTTTCGCCAGTATAACCAGCGGACCTTAATTGTAACACGAAATACTCATTCCAGTCAAGTTCAAAGAATCCGTTACGCACGTTTTCTTTATTGACATGAGTATCCAATACAGCTACCCAGGGCTCTTTCTTTTCGTTTGCTATTTCTTTTGGACTGAGTTTTGACAACCGTTCTAATTCTTTAGCACGTTCTGCTTGCTCAGTTGCTTCTTTAGCAATTTTTGTAGCACGTTCTGCATCTTCTATTGCACGTCTAGTTTCGGCTTCAATTTTATCGATACCAAATAATTTTTTAAAGATATTGTTCATTAAGTTCCCCACTCATTTTTAAATAACGGCACTTGTAAACGGTCGCTATAACGTAAGCCTGCGTTCATTGCCATAATGGCCACTGCCTTGTTGTTTAGTGCATAGACACTTTCTACACCACCCACTGGCATTAGATAAACGTGTCCTTTAAATCCTGCATCACGGAATTCTTTAGTTGCCTTCATTGCATCTGCAAAGTCTTGCTCTGTAGCTATAACAAACTTCAAATATGCTGTGCCGTAATTTTCGTAATCGCAAACAACTTCTGGCTTGATAGCATCATCCCACGGTTCTCCACTACAAGGTAGTTTTGCACTGACTGAGAAAGTAATTTCTCGTTCTAGATTCTCTGTAGTCCAAATACGTAGATAATTTTTAAATGCACTAGTCAGTCGCATTGTACCATTTGTTTCAAATGTGATTTCTTTTAACCCTACCATCTTGGGATGATCCAGTAAGTCTGGGTAAGCCTTCTGCCAACCCAACAACGGCTCACCACCCGTAATAACAAGATGAGCATCCCCCCATTCGTTGTTAGGAAGCATTTCTATAATGCGTTCTACAATTCCGTCAGCCTCAATCATTGGACTTAGATCTTTAAATGCAGGATGCCAACTTGCATAACTGTCACAACCTGTACTAACAAGAGGCAAAGACTTGTACTCTGTAAATGGAGTTATCATTGTATGCTGTGCCGCAATGTCTGTTGCTTCGTGACTTACCTCGCCTCGGGGCATGCCAAATCCTTGACAGGTAAAGTTACATCCGTATGTACGTAGAAATACAGAAGGCACGCCCATGTAGCGTCCTTCTCCTTGAATCGAATAGAATAATTCGCTTATTTTAATTTTGCTCATATATGTTTGACCATTGTTTTAATTTTTCGATCTTAGCAGCTTTTGCAACTTCTAAGTGTTCTAATGATATTACATTCTTTTCCAGCATGATGTCAATCATTGCCAGCATGTCGCCCAATTCTTCTTCAAGGTGTTCTCGATTAGTTTTGGGCTTGCCTGGCTTGAAGTTGTCAATGCCAAATCGACTAATCTTGCTCACCGCTTGAATTACTTCTGCACATTCTTCTTGTAGAATGTCCATTACTTCTTTTGTTTTACTATCCATTATTTGCTCTATCAGTTAGATATTTGTCGTTGTGGATCCATTTGTTATTAACAAGGAATCCCCATTCACGTCTTTGTGGTCCAGGCATGAACATTGTCCAGCAGTCTGTTCCTGCTTCAAGCTCAACACGGTGATAGCTAGTAGCAGGGCAAATGCGGAAGTGACCAGGCCCACGCCAATGCCGTGTCTCACCGATCTTGGCACCTTGTGAATTAAATTTAGGAGTCCATTCATAATAACCACCTTTAAGGATTAAAGTAGCGTAAGGCCATGGATGATCATGCACATCATCGGGGTCTGACTTAAGGAACTTGTGAAGAAAGATATTAAAGGGGAAGTGCTTTCTATCTTTAAGAAATAAGTAGTAGCGTTCGAGATACGGTTCATTTTCTTGCCTGTCCATTACAATTCGTTTACGACCAATTTGCTCTAAAAAGTTTAGGAACCATTTCATTTGCATGTCTCCAGCCAGTCGTTTAATCGATTCACTGCTTCGTCAAAGTCAACGCCGTAAACTTTGGCCTCTAATATATTATCTGCAATATTAATATCAAACGGTATTACTCCGTTAAATCTAAAGTCTTCCGGCACGTCGGTAGTAACAATAAATTCTTGCAGATGTCTTGCTCTGAAGATTAAGTTATTAGCCATATCTACTGAATTCATATTAACCGCCTTGTGTTGAGCCTTTAGTGAATGCCGCACGTACATCACGTAACAATGCTTCATCGTCCCACTCTAGTGTTGTTTTACCATCCGGATGAGTGGTAACAGTTAAGTGACTACCTTTGACAACTTTTGTTTCTGCAAAAACTATCTTAGCACCGCCGATTGTGCCGGGCATCTCTATTGTTGTTTCTTTCTTTTTACGTGTTGCCATAATTACCTCGGAGCAAAGTCTTGCTGTAGTTTGATGTTGTCAAAGAATTCTTTCTTTGTACTTTGGTCGTCTTTAAACGCACCTTTAAGCACAGTAGTCTGCGTCAATGAGCTATGTGCCATAATACCTCGATTCTCACAGCATCCATGCACTGCTTGAATGTAAACGCCTACGTCTTTGGCGTCAGTGGCTTTTTGGATTTCCCTAGCAATGTCATTAGCAAGTTCCTCCTGGAGAGTACCTCGACGGGCACACCACTGAGCGATCCTTGTATACTTGCTAAGTCCGATGAGTTTCTCAGCCGCAATAATACCAATATAAGCAACGCCACTAACGGGTTGGTGATGATGGCTACACATACTGCGAAGCTCGCTACGAACAACCAACATACCTTCGTAACGGTCCTCCGAATCATTTGGAAACGCTGTTGCGTCTGGTGCATCATCATATCTTCCTGCCATTATTTCGTTGTAGTACATTTTGGCCAGTCGACGTGCTGTGCCTTTACTATTTGGATCAGTTTCGCGATCAATAAGCAATGTATCTAGCACTTTTTCAAATGCGGTTGTCGCTTCGTTGATAAGGTCTATTTTATCCATGGGTTTGATATATTCTGAAATATTATCACCAGCCCAGAATCTTTTTCCGTTTGCTTTCATTTTATCGCGTATGGCTTGCGATAAGTTTTTACTTGTATCTGTCATTGTAGTTTTTCTCCGATGTTGAGGCAGTGGATTGCCATGTATATATTCTATACTATTATTTAGGTTCAGTCAACCGTAGTAGCAAATTTTTCTGCACGGCTGATGAAATTACATTTAGGTTAACATTATGTTCTTTGGCATAGTTTATTAGTGCTTCTGTATCTTTTGGAAAGCAGTATCCACCAAATCCTAAAGAACCATCTATACCCGGAACACGCATATGACTTTCACCAATACGTACATCTTGTTTAATTAAATTAACAATCACGTCATAATTTAATCCAGCTTTTTCAGCTAGTTGATAAAGTTCATTCATGAACACTACCTTAGTAGCAAGAAAGTTGTTAATAGCATATTTGGCCAAGGCAGCATCTCCAATATTACAGAACTTAACTGATTCTAAATTCGGCTGCGTCATTTTGATAATGCGTTCTGCTTCGTTTCGATATGCTCTAACATCACCGCCAATAATACACCACTTTGCGTTGGCATAATCTCTACTGGCATTAGCCGCGGTCAAAAATTCTGGACTGTGTACTAGATTAGGATAGACTTTATTAAGACGTTGATATACATTTGGCGGTGCAGTTACTTTAGAAATAATAACACCTCGAAAGTCTTTTAGTTTTTCTAAAACACTTTCTAAAATACTTGTATCACAACTTCCGTCATCATTCATTGGACTTGGGACACATATAAAGATGCCCTCACATGTCATCAACTCTGCGTAAGTTCCAACGTATCCTTTACGTACATCTGAGTCCACACATACAACATTATCTGGTACAAACTCGGTAGAAGATCGAACAGCTTCACCTACAAAGCCTAACCCTACAATTCCTATTCTGGGATAAAAAGAGTCATTCATTTTATATTCTCTAAAAGAATGTTAGCACTGAAAAACAAACTGGTTAGATCCTGTGCTTGTTTGTTTAATTGAGGAAGGAATTTATTATAATTTTCCATGTACTGCATTATCTTTTGACATATTTGCGGTCGATAGCCTTGATAGTTTTCCCAGTTACGAGTCCAGATTTCCGGATACTTAAATGTATCGAAATACATTT